CTTGAGACAGACACGCAGAACAAGCTAAATCAGAAGTTGAGTCAGGCTGAATTTGAGGTGCGAGCCGGCTCTATCCGTCAGGAAATCCTGAACGCAACCAAGGATAAGGCAGATAAGACTTTAGTTGTATCTGAAGCCGGGAAATTGCGTGAAGAATTTTCAAAAATGAAGGTGGGAGGCCGGAATCTATGGATAAAATCCAAGACGGTTGGAGCTGTAATTGAAAAATTACCTGAAAACCACGTCACAGGTCAAAAAGAATGCTATAGGCTAGAGAACAACTCTACTTTAACGTTCAACCTTGAACCAGATTTCAGCTCAAGGTTGTACCAAAAAGTTACTTTTAGCGCTTGGATCAAGTACGAAAATGTAGTCCAAGGTCGAAATTTTTGGAATGTATTTAATTGCTTCAAACATTATCTTTTTAGAAAAAATAGTGAGACCGGAGTACAGAGTGGTCCAGATTATGCTACGCTTGGTATGTATAAAGGTTCGGCAGATTGGAAATATATTACATTCACTTATGACTACTCTGAAAAAACAAATTTTGATCAATTGAAGACATCATTGCGATTCAATCTTGAAGGTGCTACAAGCGGTACAGCTTGGGTAACAGGAATCAAGGTTGAAATCGGTAGTGTGGCGACGGACTGGAGTCCTGCGCCTGAGGACGCTGATGGTCTCATTACTGAAGCTAAGGCTACCTTTGAGCGGACAGCTCAGGGCTTGCGAACCGACTTATCAGCTATTCAGGAATATGTAAATAAAGACGGTCAGCGACAGGAAGCCCTACAGCGCTATACTCGTGAGGAGAGCGCGAGACAAGCGACAGCAGTCCGTGAGCTGGTCAATCGTGATTTCGTTGGTAAGGCTACTTATCAAGAAGATGTTAAGGGTATCAATCAAAGGATTGAAGCTGTTAAAACTAGTGCGAATAAAGACATCGCTAGTCAAATCGCTAGCTATCGTCAATCTGTAGATGGTAAGTTCACGGATATTTCAAGTCAGATAACTACTTATAAGCAAGATGTGGGCGGTCAAATCAGTGGTCTATCAAATAGACTTACAAGCAGTGAGCAAGGAACCACTACTCAGATTTCAAATATTTCAAATCGGATAAACAGTAATAAGCAAGGCACAGATAATAAGATTTCAAATTTAAAGACTCAGGTCGCTACAAACAAGGATAATGCTGAACGACAAATGGGTAGAATATCTGATCAGGTTTCTGCAAACAAAGCGAATGCTGATAGTCAATTTGCGAATGTGACCAATCAACTAGCACGAAAAGTAGAGACTACTGACTTCCAGCGTGTTAAGGAAACCAGTAAACTTTACGAGCGGATTTTGGGTAATACTGAAAATGGAATTGCGGATAAGGTTGCTCGCATGGCTCTGACTAATCAACTGTTTCAGGTTGAGGTTGGGAAATATAGTGTAAGCGGCCCTAACCTCATTAAGAATAGTGATTTTAAAAATGCTACGAATGAATGGGGCTCAACTCAAAATTTAGGAAGATTGGTTAAGCATAGCTTTTATCACAACGGGCAGAAAGACCTTATGCGTTTAAGTAATGCAACTAAAAACGAAAACTTTTTGTATAGTCACCGTTTTAATCTTGAACGAAATACTGACTATGTACTGAATTTTAGAGGATTTAACAACAGTGCTCTAGCAAGCTATGATGTTTATATTTTGGGACGAAGAGCAGGCGAGAGCGATGGATTCACAATCGTTAAGAAAGTTGTTAGCAGCAAGAAACTATCTACCTCTAGATGCGAAGATGTCTCAGTAACTTTTAATTCCGGAGAAATGGATAATGCTTACATTCGTTTTGATAACAATGGCTCATCATCAGGAACAGCTGATTTGTATATTACAGAAGTTGACTTGTACAAAGGTTATAAACCTAGAACATGGCAACCACATCCAGAAGATGCAGTCGCAGATGCGAATAAGAAGCTTGAAGCCACGCAAACAAAAATGACTCAACTAGCTGGCTCATGGGCAGTTCAAAACATCAACTCGGCTGGAGATATCATCTCTGGAATCAATCTTGGCGCCAATGGACATAACCGCTTTGTTGGGAAATTGACCCACATCACTGGAGAGACCCTGATTGACAGAGCAGTCATCAAGTCTGCCATGGTTGATAAGCTCAAAACGGCCAATTTTGAAGCTGGTTCGGTCACGACTACGATATTAGACGCTGAAGCGGTCACGGCTGATAAAGTGAGATTTGATGCTGCGTTTATTAGGAAAATGACTGCAAGTGACGCTTTTATTGACCAACTGACATCTAAACGTATCTTCTCTACTAAGGTTGAGTCCGTCATTTCTAGTTCAACCTTCCTAGAAGCCTATCAAGGTCGAATCGGTGGATTCACTATTGGGCGTTTTGCTCAAGGAAGAGGTCGCTGGATTTCTGGTATCAACCAATTCTCAGTTGGCATGGGGAATGGTGAAGGAGGAAGCTATAATGGCGAAAATACCGCATTTTGGGCGAACTGGGGTCACAGTTGGAACTCTCCTGGCCCCAATGCTTGGTATGTAACAACATCAGGAAATATGTATTGCCGAAACGGAGCAGATTTCCACGGGAAGGTTGACTTTTCGAATTCATCGAGAGCAAACTTTTATGGGAATACTACTTTTTCTCGTTCTCCTGTGTTTTCAAATGGTATCGAACTTGGAAGTAAAGATGTGCTTGGTGATGGCTGGAATCCCAAAGGAGGAAGGAATGCGGTTGTTTGGTGGAATCAGGTCGGTAGCGGTAGCGTGAAGTATTGGATGGAACAAAAATCAGACAGACGCTTAAAAGAGAACATCACAGATACAGCTGTGAAAGCCTTGGACAAAATCAACAGATTAAGAATGGTTGCATTTGATTTCATCGAAAATAAGAAACATGAGGAGATTGGTCTAATAGCTCAAGAGGCTGAAACCATCGTTCCAAGAATTGTCTCACGAGATCCTGAGAATCCAGATGGCTATCTGCATATTGACTATACCGCTTTAGTTCCTTACTTAATCAAGGCTATTCAAGAATTAAATCAAAAAATAGAAAAAATGGAGAAAACAATAGCATGAATAACAACATGTTGACCAATATCACACTTTAAAGCAATTCAGGAGCTTGCTCTTGAAAATAGAAAACGAACACACAGATTGGAGAACTTAGAAAATGAACACAGAACAGCTTAACCAAGCCTTACAAATGACAATTCGTGAAATGTCAACAACTTCAACAGATTCGATGATTACAAGTAATATCTTGAGTATTCAGTTGAATGAGCAAAGGGAAGAGAATCAAAGACTTCAAGCACGAGTGGATGAGCTGGAAGCTCTGCTTGATGAACAAACTAAACCAGCAGACAAAGGAGAATAGACATGGCAGAAACAATTCAAAACACAGATAACTTACTAGACCTTACAAAAATCACAGAACCATTTGATCTTGCGAGTGCTTTGCGCTACATGAAAGAAAATGGAGAGTTCATTCGTTGCAAGAATGTAAGCGATGACTTCTATATGTATCGTGATGTTCAAAAACGTCCTGTGATCGTAAATGGCCGTCGCCAATTCAAGGATGTTGAAACCGTTTGGGCGTTCAACCAGTGGGGTGGTACAATCGCAACAATCAACGTAGCCGTTCTGTTGAATCATGAATTCTATATCATGAAATTTGATGCAGAGGGCAATCCTGACTGGACGGTTCCAACGGTAGAACCTAAAGAATAGGAGGTTGTATGCAAATTGAATTTTTCAATTTTCTAAGAAGTGTCGTACAGACTGAAGATGGTTTGGTATTGTACGCTCTAGCACTGATTGTCTCAATGGAAATCATTGATTTTGTGACAGGGACGATTGCGGCAATTATCAATCCTGACATCGAGTACAAGAGCAAAATCGGCATCAATGGGCTATTTCGTAAGATTTCAGGGGTTCTCTTACTGATGATCCTCATTCCGGCGTCCGTTTTGTTGCCTGAAAAGACAGGTTTTGCATTCTTGTACTCAATCTATCTCGGGTACATCGCATTTACTTTTCAATCTCTCATTGAAAATTACCGCAAATTAAAAGGAAATGTTACTCTTTTTCAGCCGATTGTAAAAGTATTTCAGCGATTACTTGAAAAAGATGATGACACGAAAAAAGGAGAATAACAAATGCAACAAATTACTGAAATCATCATTGCTTTTGCGACAAGCTTTTTAACAGTAGCAGTAGGCGGTATTGTAAAAGCAGTAAAAGATTATCTTTTGCGTAAAGGCGGAGAGAAAGCGGTGATCATCGCTGAAATTCTAGCTAAAAATGCAGTTCATGCCGTTGAGCAAGTAGCTTCAGAGACTGGCTATAAGGGCGAAGAAAAACTGGCACAGGCTCGCGCTAAAGTCCGTGCTGAGCTTACAAAATACAATATTAGCATGACTGACAAAGACTTAGACACCTTCGTAGAGTCAGCAGTGAAACAGATGAACGACGCTTGGAAAGGACAAGAGTAATGGATATCGATACAAGCAGACTACGAACAGGATTGCCCCAGGTTGGGGTGCAGCCTTATCGACAAGTACATGCTCACTCAACAGGCAACCGTAACTCAACCGCTCAAAATGAAGCTGATTACCACTATAGAAAGGACCCTGAACTAGGGTTCTTTTCACATGTTGTCGGAAACGGCCGTGTCATGCAAGTAGGTCCTGTGAACAACGGAAGTTGGGATGTTGGGGGCGGTTGGAATGCTGAGACCTATGCAGCGGTTGAACTGATTGAAAGCCATTCAACTAAGGAAGAGTTTATGGCTGACTATCGCCTCTATATCGAATTGCTACGCAATCTAGCGGACGAAGCAGGCTTGCCGAAGACTCTTGATACAGACGACTTGGCAGGTATCAAGACGCATGAATACTGTACCAATAACCAACCAAACAACCACTCAGACCATGTGGATCCATATCCATATCTTGCAAGTTGGGGCATTAGCCGTGAACAGTTTAAGCAAGACATCGAAAACGGCTTGAGCGCTGCAACAGGCTGGCAGAAAAATGGCACTGGCTACTGGTACGTACACTCAGACGGCTCTTATCCAAAAGATAAGTTTGAGAAAATCAACGGTACCTGGTATTATTTCGATGGCTCAGGCTATATGCTTTCAGACCGCTGGAAGAAGCACACAGACGGTAATTGGTACTACTTTGACCAATCAGGCGAAATGGCTACAGGCTGGAAGAAAATCGCTGAGAAGTGGTACTATTTTGATGTAGAAGGTGCCATGAAGACAGGCTGGGTCAAGTACAAGGACACTTGGTACTACTTAGACGCTAAAGAAGGCGCCATGGTATCAAATGCCTTTATCCAGTCAGCGGACGGAACAGGCTGGTACTACCTCAAACCAGACGGAACACTGGCAGACAAGCCAGAGTTCACAGTAGAGCCAGATGGCTTGATTACAGTTAAATAAATAGAAAGGAAACTTTCTAAATTGTTCTTTCACCGCAGGCTTAGGCTTGCGGTTTTTTATTTGCTCTGATTCTTTAAAAAAGCGTTTTCTTGAAGAATAGAGAGGTGTTTTGTCAAAAATAAAAACAGTGACCGAAATCACTGCTTATCAGTTGTAGCAAATTCATAAAGTTTTTCTGCTGTGAGAAGTGCCATTTTGTCCATGCTTGTTTTTCCTTTTCTGAGGTCAGAAACAGTAGTCCATGGAACTCCAGCACCTTGGGAAATAGCAGATGTAGACATCGAACTGTCTAACAATTCTTGAATAACTTTTCTCATCTTATTTGTCCTTTTTATTTTTTAGATAAATATATACATTGATTGCAATTATAAAAATAGCTATTGCACTAACCATTGCATTTCCTCTTTCCATTTGATAAAATAGAGGTGTAAGGGGCTTTCGCCCCAACCTCTTAGCGTTTACCTTTTTCTTTGACGGGATTTCGGTTTACGCTTTTTGTTTTGCCTTGCGACCGTTATTGCGGTCACTAGACTTGCGATAGCAGTTACCGTTTCAGGAATATTGTCTATTGCCTTTTCAAGTAACCTGAGCCAATCTTCTTTGTTCAACTTCATCACCCCCTTTCCTTATCTTGATTATATTATATCACGGTACACCGAGAAAGTCAAGCGTTTTGATGAAGTTTTTTTAATTTTTTCAAAAAAAAATAGACCTTGTCCAGAGGTCGGGGAGTTGGAGGGGGCACCCTCCAAAAGCATTGATTTAATAAGGTTTTATTTTACCTTTTTCATAATAATCTCCCTTAACTCCACCCAATCAGGTGGAGTTTTTTAGCTTTATTTCAGGCTTTTGGGGACTATTCTAAAAATAATTTTTCGATATTTTTCGGTATTTTTCGGATTTTGGTCGGGGAATTGGCGGGGACTTTTTTAGCGAATATGACTAAGAAATAGGTCTGTTGTCGCTTCAGCAAGTTCGTCCTCTACTTGATTGTAACGATCGGTCATATAGACTTTTGTATGGCCCAGCGCCTGGCTTAATTGTTCAAGCGGAACCCCTGCAATAATGCTTTGAGTCGTGAAGAAGTGGCGCATCATGTGAGGTGTTACATGCAATCCTGTTGCTTCATTCACTAGATTGAAGTTTCTATTTAGCTGGTTTGGATTGATGAGACCACCTTTCTCGTTGATAGTTATATAATCCTTGTGCTGTTCCTTGATAATTCCTAACTTTCGCTTAATCTTAGAAGCTTCAGCTATCAGATAATAGATCAGGTCTGTTCCGATATCATCAAGGCAGACATATCGCTCTGAATCCTTCGTTTTAAGCCCTCCTTTCCCTTTTAAGGTCTGGTTGCTTCGACTGTCTCTAAGATGCAGTATAGCCCGTCCGCTGTCGTTCTGAGTGATGTCCATTGGACGCAATCCAAAGACTTCTCCTCTTCTCAATCCAAAAATTGTCAGATAGGTCAGAGCGTAGAATTGTTTTGGCATAATCTCTTCTGCCTTTGCTATCCAAGTCTTGAACTCTTTGAGAGTCACTTTCTTGTTTGCAGCAGGGATATCACTCTGGCCGATGAAAACACCTTTCAAGCGATTTGAGAGCAGATTTCCATTTTTGACGGCATCATTCAGCAATGCCATGAAGCTGGAATTGAGGGTTTGAACAGTGTATCTGGTATGGTTCTGCAACTTTTCAGCGATAAATAGTTCATACTCATTTCTATCCAAATTTTTAAGCAGGATAGAACCAAACTTTGCCTTGATATGGTTCTTATAGAGATTGTCATTGAGGTAGTAGGAAGTGTCATTCCAGCGCCCTGTTGACAATCTCTTTTCGGAATAGATATCCCAATATTGATCAAGCGTTAGATTCGTATTGATACCTAATTCTTGTTCTTGAATTTGTTGCTCAAGCTCTACCAAGGCTGCGCGAGCTTGAGGGAGAGTTGTGAAACCACTTTTACTTTTTTCTCTTTTTTTACCTCGGAAGAAAAAAGAACGTCTGACATAGTAACGCTTGCCTTTAGCAGTCTCATAGTAATAGATATTTGGGTATTTTGTTTTATTATATTTCATTGTATTCTCCTTGTTTATCAGCTTCTGGACAAGGTCTAAACATTGAGAATATTGACATCACCCCTTTCATGGTGTAAAATAGAGTATAGAAAAGAGGCCTTTTTAATGGCTGATTTTTTATAAGGGTGGGCTTCACAATCAAACTTTGGCGAGGGAGATTGTGGAGCTTTTTTTATTTTTTGGCGAGACGCCATACTGTTAAATCCAGATAGTAAGTTAAGTCGCTTTTACGAGAAATAACTCTATTTGTTTCAATATTGAGGGTTTTATATGGTCCTCCTCTACCTGTAAGAATTGCATCATATCTGTAATTTGGACTAGAAATGTAGGATGAAACTTGTGTTGCAATCATAGCTGGTAGGTATCCAACAAAAATATTATTCACTAAAACTTTGACAGCATGTTTATCATGCGGATTTGATGGCTCTGGTAGTAGATGGACATCAACTGTTTTTAATTTATTGTACTTATAAACTGGTTTATATGTTTCAAGCATATAAGGCTTCAAACTGTTGTTGTCTTTTCCGAAATAGTGGATCCCTTCAGAAAGAAAATCAGCAGCAATCTCAGCTTCTTCTTTATGATAATTTGTTCCCATCAACAAGAAATTGTCATGAAAAACAATTGTATCAATCTGTGGACTGTAATTTTCAACTTTCTTCTTTTTCTCTCGCTTTGCAGTTAAACGGCCAATAATATAACTTATAAAGCCTGTAACCAGCAAGAACAATCCGAGAGGCGGAAACAAAAATAGGAAAATAGCACCTAAAACCATAAAGACAAGTCCAGCTTCTTTATGTTCTTTGGGAGTGTGTTGCTTTTTGCCGTTAGAGACAAGAATAGATTGCTGTTTATTGTTGACTACTTTCTTCTTTTTGGATGATTTAAACAAATCCGAAAGTCCAAAGGTTGCTTTATGATAAACTTTGTTATACATAGCTTTCTTTGGATTTTTAACCCACCCCATTCCTTTCTTACCATATCCAGGGATAATAGCTTTTTTAGCCTGCCTTTTCCATTTACTAGTAGTTCTAGCTTTTAAACTTCTGGTTAGACTTGGTTTTCTCATTCCTATTTTCATAACTTTCTCCTTTATCCAACTAGTGACTTATATTCTTCCTTAACCATGACTTCATTTGTTACGGTTTTTAGATTGTAGTAGGACATGAATTTGAGGTAATCAAACTCTGTGGGGTCGTCTAAGCTTTCTAGTGCGTCTTTTACGAGATGATGGATCATATTCCTATCAGCTTCGTTTTCACAGCGCAGGCGAGCGTTCTGGTACTCTGAGCGTGTGTGGTCTTTGTGTCCGAGCTCATGCAGTAGTACTTTAACTCTCTCTTTCTTGCTGAGTTTGTTAGACAGGAAAGCTGTGTTGGTTTCTTTTTCGTAAAATCCAAGTTCATCAGGTATTAGCTCACCGTCAAAATCGACAATGCGAACCTGAAAATGACTTATAATTTCTTTTTCGGTCACTAAGCAGTACCTCTAATCACCAGCTTCTTTGAGATAACCTTCAATGATAGACTGGATGATTTTCTTCTTTTCATCTGTTAATTCTCGGCCACCAAACATCATGACATTCGACGCCATTTCTTCAACGTTCAGGGTCTTCCCTTGCCAGATATACTCTTTTGAATCACCAGCAATAGCAGGATTATCCGTGCGACCAAGTAAATAATCTGTGGACACGTTGAAGTAGTCAGCAATTTCTTGAAGACGTTCAGCATTTGGTTTTTTGTTTTTCATACTATAGATTGTATTTCTACTATATCCTAATGTTTCTTCAAGAGAATTTATAGAAATTCCACGATTTTGGCAAAGTTCTTTTATTTTTTCGAATAAAGAAAACATTGATTTATCAACCTTTCTAAGGCATGACAAAAAATATTTAAACTTTTGATTGTAAATCTGTTGACAAAACGCAATCTATAGTTTAGAATATTATTTGTAAGCTAAAGAGTTAGCGAACAAGACAACTAAAAAATAAAGCCTAATGAAACTGATTGGCGTCCGTTTTCTAGGTAGAACCTTACTTTTAGTAGGTCTTTTCTCTATGATTAAATTCTAAACTATAGATTGTTTTTTGTCAAGAAATTCGCTAACTTTTTAGATAATTTTTTAAAAAGGAGGTCAGGGATGAACGAAGAAGACCTGAAAGAATTATTGGAACTCTTAGCGACAGATTATGGGCGAGGGTACCTAGATGGAGTAGTTGGGGGACTTTCAATGCTTTTGAAAATTTCAAAAGAAGCAGAGAAATATAGAAAGGAAGAAGATGAGTAAAGAACTAAAGATAATCAAGGCTAAAATCAAAACTCGTTTGATTGAGCTTGATATGACTCAAGCCGAATTGGCAAAACAAGTACCTGTAGCATCATCAGTTATTTCAGAGTTACTGAAATACGGAAAAGGTAGTGAGTCTGTTAAGGAAAAAGTTGCAGATGTTTTAGGGATTGAGAACCCTTGGAAAAATCACTGAGAGGTGCATACATGCAAGAGAAAATAATACTGAATTGGCAGAAGAAAAATCACCAACTTAATCAGCTGATGATCGATAGTCTTGAGGGACTAGATGTTTGGGAAATTATTTTAACACTAGGAAAAGTAAGAAGAGGAACATTATGAACGAAATTTTTAATTTTCACGGACAAGAAGTCCGTACTTTGACAATTGATGATGAGCCTTGGTTCGTTGGGAAAGATGTTGCAGACATCCTAGGATATAGCAAGGCTAGAAATGCGATTGCTCTTCATGTTGATGAAGAGGACGCCCTAAAACAGGGCATCCCTACCAGTGGCGGAATACAGGATATGTTGATTATCAACGAATCTGGTTTATACTCTCTTATCTTATCCAGCAAGTTGCCTCAAGCTAAGGAGTTTAAGCGTTGGGTGACATCAGAGGTTTTGCCAGCTATTCGTAAGCAGGGCGGTTTTATTCGCGAGGACTTGGACGAGGATGCCTTTATCGCTCTTTTTACTGGTCAGAAGAAATTGCGTGAGCAACAGACTAGCATGCTGGAAGATATCGACTACCTCAAGAGTGAGCAACCGATTCATCCGAGCTATGCTCAGTCGCTCCTGAAGAAGCGTAAGGCTAGGGTTGTGGCATGCCTAGGTGGTATCGATAGTCCAGCTTATGCGGATAAGACTTTCGCTCAGTCAGTCTTTAGACAAGCTGAGATTGACTTTAAAGACCACTTCAATATTAGTCGATATGACCTGCTACCCAAGAAGCATGCGGACGCTGCTCTAGCTTACTGGATGACGTGGGAGCCAAGCACCAATACCAAGATGAAAATCATGAAATTGAACTCATTTGACGAAGTGTAGGAGGGAAAAAGATGGACAATGTTCTACTTTCACTATCTGAATGGATTAAATCCATTATCAAGGACACAATCACTAGATTGGTTGAAATCGAAAAAGATAGTGACCACTATCCAGAGTTGATGGATGTGAACACTACCTGTGATTTTCTAGGAATTAAGTATGCCACATTTTCAGATAATTATCGTTACTTAAAGGGATTTCCAAAGGAATTACCTGGTAAGAAATGGTCAAAAAGAGCCATCAAAGAATGGCTCTCTAATCAAATATAATAACTTTACTAAAAGGCTTCTGGACAAGGTCTTAGCAAAATTATTTGACTATATTATAACACAAAAAGAGGATAAGGAGATAAAAATGTTTGAACCACCGATTTTAGACCAGCTGATGGGGGTTGGAGCCTTGCTGATTGGATTTGCAGGGCTTTGCCGTCATATCAAATTGCAGGAACAACGCAAGGAAGAAGAAAGACGAGAAGAGCAAGAATTTGCGTCTATGATTATTCAAGGCTATAACCATGCTTACGAACGTGGTAGAGAGGCTGAACGTCAAGAAATCCGCAAGAATATTCGTCGTCCGTTCAAGGGCTTTACCTACGACAATGAACCGCCTGTAGGCTTGCGTCCTGAGCCGTTAGCTTTGCCAGAACCTAAACAGTCTGCAATCAGATTTTTGTAATGAGGAGGTCAGGAAATGGAAGAATTGATTGAATCGCTGGATAACCTGATTATGATTGTTAAAGGACTGGAAGGAAGGGAATCAACTTCAAGACATTTTATTACGATATGGGAAAACGATTATAAAAATCTATTACTAGTCAAAGAATACCTAACAGACTATGAAAAACTAGCTAAGGACTATCGTGATGTGGAGCTTAAAAATAAGCTGCTAAAGATTGAAAAAATGGAGCTGGAAGGCAGGTACATCTATGAGGATATGCGGATGAAGTACCGCGCTAACCGTAGGAAGTGGGGGGGGAGATTATGGCGTTAAAAAACAAGCGGTATTTCTGGATCCAGCTTGCTCAGGACTTCTTTAAGTCAAAGGAGATGAAACTACTTCGTAAGATTGCTGGCGGAGATACACATACCATCATTTATCTCAAAATGATGTTAATTAGCTTGGAAGACGGAGGGCATATTTACTATGATGGACTTGCTGACAATCTAGCCGAAGAAATCGCTCTTGTCATTGACGAAAATGTTGAAGATATTAAAATTACATTGATTTTTTTAGAAAGCAAAGGATTGCTGACTAGAAACTCTGACCGTGATTATTTCTTAGAACAGGTTCCTGAGATGGTTGGGAGTGAAACAGCGAGTACTCGTAGAAGTCGTAAGCACAGAGAATTACAAAAGTTGCATTGCAACACTATCGCAACAACTTGCAACGGAGATATAGATATAGATAAAGAGATAGAGAAAGATAAAAATAATAAGGTGATGACTAGTTCCAGCCTCTCTGAAAATTTGAAACATAGTGGTATTCGAATCAACGATAAACAACATCAACAGTTGCTTGAATATGTAGGAATTGATGGAATGAATTTTGATATGTTAAACCGTGCAATTGAGATAACTTCGGAGATTCATCAACCTAGTTTTAAGTATCTAAGAGGCATTCTTGAGAATTGGAAAAAGAAAGGTTTTACATCGATTGAACAGGTAGATGAGAATGACCAAAAATATAAAGAGGGAAAGAATTACAGTCGTCCAGGACAACAAAACGATAAAACATCGGAACAGGAGGTAAGGGACGAATGGGGATTTTAGAACTAATTGAGCAATTCGAGATTGACTATTATCCGTTAAGCTACGAGAAGAAAACTCTTTTAGCCAACCAGCCAATTCATCAAGTGGTTGCTTGCTTGTCTGAAATGGCTAGCTGGCATGAATGCGGAGGTCGTCTGTCATGGTAGACAATGTGTTTGATGAAATTGCCTTATCTTATCACAGGAATACAGAACAACAGAAAGAGCTTTGCGACAAGCATAATATTCCTTTGATAAAAATATTGCGGACTGAGAGTGTTGTATGCCGCATGTGTGAATCTGAGCGGATTCATGAGGAAAATCAAGCAAGAGTGAATGAATTGGCCGACGCTGAGAATGAGCGAGAGAGGAAATACTATCTTGAGAAGTTTTCTCTTTATGATGAGGTTTTGAAAAATGCGACTTTGGACAATTTTGAAACACCAACTGAAAAAGAAGCAGAAAAGCTAGTTTTTGCAAAGAGGATTTGTCGTGAGTGGTTTGAGGGTGCTAGGAACAACATCGTGTTACAAGGAGAAGCTGGAACAGGTAAGAGCCATTTGGCCTTTGCGATGGTTAAGGCTCTATCTGAGTACACGAAAGAGATTGCTATCTTCATCAACGTGACGGACTTGTTGATGAAGATTAAAGCTGATTTTAGTCAGGAGGAGTTTCTGGTCAATAAAATTGCCAGTGCTAAGTTCTTGGTTTTGGATGATTTGGGAATGGAAAAGGATAGCGAATGGTCGTTTACTATTCTCTACAATATCCTGAATAAGCGTTCAAATACAATCATTACCACCAATTTGACTTCTGCTGATATTCAGAAAAGATATGGCAGACCCTTTATGTCCAGACTGATGAAGGGTGTGGATAAAGACCATTTAATGGTTTTCAACGACTTGACAAACAAGCGGAAGCAATATTTTTAGAATGGAGGTGGCTGATGTTTATTTTAAGACATGGGACAAGAGAGGATAAGCCGTTTCTGAGGTCCGTAGTTATTGGTGTGACTGGTTTGGACATTTCATGTTCAGAGGAGAAGAAAGCCATGCGGTTTGTTTCTCGTGGGGCAGCCGTACAGGTTGGTAAGGCTTTGAGGGGTTCCTTTGGGAATTTTTATCCCGTTGAGGTGGAGTGATGTTAGAGCTTTACTTCGTCTACAACGGGCACTGCAAGTTTTACCTTGGAACGTTTGACAATGTCGATGATCTCATTGAACAGATGGAAGATCATCAGTGGGTTTTCTCGGCTATCACTCATCCAAGATTTCAGAAGCACATTGGTCAGCGGACGACACGGTTTGACTACGGTTCGAAGGATTGTTACTATTTAGCGACTTTTTCAGGAGGAGAAAAAAATGATTGAACTTATTAAAGAATTTGGAATGGCTATTCTGTGGTTATTTCTCGGCTATTTAGTCGGGGAACGTGCAGCAAGAAAGGAAAAGAAAGATGATCAATAACGTTACATTTTTAGTGGGAGGTAAGAAATATGGTTGGAGTAACCTATCAGGAAATTCATCTCTTTGTTGAATTTTTGAAAGAGCAGTATGGACAAGGGCGTCCAGACTATATTGAAGCCCTGAACGACTTAGACGGTCTGGTGGAAGTCTCCTACAGAGAAGCTATTGAAAGATTTTTAGAAGATGAATTATGATAAACGAACAGTCATTGATGGACTGAAACGCACAATCGAGCAAAACGAAGAGAAGATAATCGAGTATTCGAAGCCGTGTGATGCACGCAAGAGACGGATTAGAGCGCTGGAGCGCGATTTGTTGAAGAAAAAGAATAAAGAATTAAGACGGAAAGCGGAGGAGTTGGAAGATGATGGAAGAGTTAAAGAAAAAAGTTAATGCAGTATACAACTGGACGGTAGAAGACGGGAAGCCGCAACCCCCCCAGCAAGATTTACCACAAGCAGTGAAAGACCGGGCGGACTATTTTTGGGAAATGGCAGAAGATGGTATGACGTTTATGGGAGCGATGGAATGCATCTTCGCTGATGAAAAGCCTACAGACTATGATTTGGGAGCTACTAAGGGTTGGTTGCCAAAATCTAAGGAGTTTGATGATTGGGTTGGCTATTCGCCAGGAATGTCTCAGGTAGTTATTGCAGTTTATTTGATTTATGGAGGAAACTAAGATGAATAAGCAGGAATTGATTGAGAAATATAAAAAACTTGAGGGTGTATGGAATGCTGAAGGAGCAGAACTAGCTCGTCAAATTTTTCTGCAAGACTTGGAACAACTAGATAAACCAAAACCAGTCAAAGTTCCGCAGTGTGTGGCGGAATATATAGAATTTAAAAAGAAAAACAATTTTCATGTTTACGGTGCAATGAGAGTAATTGAAGATCATTATGATAAGAAAGTTCCTGAGTGGTTTTACGAAAATAACATCGAAAAATTCTGTCTTGCTTGGCTTGACGGCTACGAGGTTGAAAAAGAGAAGCGGTATTTTGTTAAGATTAAAGGGAATATTAAAGAAAATATGTTGGGTTATGGAGAACTTTTGAAAAGGTATTTCTTTACAAAAAGCTTTAGTTTAGACGATGTTATATATTCCCACACCCGTAAAGAACTAGAAGACGCAAACTTCGGCTGGGTGTTTGATTGTGAAGGAATTGATATAGAGGAGGTGGAAAATGAATAAAGATCTAATTGAAACACCACGCTTTAACTTTTTTATAGGGGATGAAGTTCTCTTGAAAGGGAAAATAGTCGGTTTTGATGTGGATGAGAACAAGTGCGTTGAAAATGTTGTTAGATTGGAATACGGGCAAACTCTCAATGTACCCAACAATAATATTTATATTACAGACGACATCGTTGATAAATCCAAAATTAAAGTCGTAGTACCGCAGTTTGTGGCGGATTGGTATGAAGAGAATAAGGATTCTTTTGAATTTAATGTTTGTGATTGGATTGCTTTCAGGGATGAGGCTAAAAAATCAGAAAATAGAGAGTTTAATAATTGGATTAATAATAGCAGAGAAAATCCTATTCAAACCCTCGTCAACATGAACCAATTCGGCTACGAGGTCGAAAAAGAGAAGCGGTATTTTGTTAAGATTAAAGGGAATATTAAAGAAAATATGTTGGTTTATGGAGAATTTTTGAAAAGGTATTTCTTTACAAAAGGCTTTAGTTTAGACGATGTTATATATTCCCACACCCGTAAACAACTAGAAGACGCAAACTTCGGCTGGGTGTTTGATTGTGAAGGAATTGATATAGAGGAGATGGAGTAATGAGTTATGATTTGGAAATCTTAGCGAAAATAGAGAGTGGAGATTATATTTGTATTGCTGAACCTAGATATAGTTCTCCGACCTACAATCTTGGAAAAATGTTTAGGGTGGCTATGGATTGGGATTTCGACCAAGGCACAATTTACAATGTTGCTGATATTTTTGAAAATATTAAACGTGGCATAACTGAATTGGAAAGGCAACCTGAAAAATATGTACAATATGAACCTGCAAATAAATGGGGAACGATCAATGATGCGTTATATGTTTTGAGATCGTTAAGGGACTGTATTTTAGAACAAGATATTGATACGAAATATTTATATGTGAGGTGGTAAATTGAAACGACCAAACAGATATCCGTACACTAAACCGAAATTTAGAGTGTGGCATCATGAATTAGGTAGACTGATGTCAGTCAAATGTATGTTTTTTCAGGATAGCGAGATTGAAGAATTTGAGTTAAACGATGCTTTAATGAATGATTACATTACAGCTTATCCTGACGAAATCGAACTCATGCAATCAACAGGACTCAAAGACAAGAACGGCAAGGAGGTATTCATCGGTGACATCGTTAAATGTACAAGAGGATGTCTCCATGAAGTATATTTAGAAAAAGAATACGGTGGCACATTCATAGGCGGAATGCCTTCCATATATCTAAAGGGATTGCTAAATGGGTATGCGTGGACTGAAGACGAGGAAATCATCGGAAACGTCTATGAAAATCCAGAGCTTTTGGAGGATAAATAATGAACCCAGAAATAATTGACAATATAAATAAACCAAGCCACTACCAGGGTGCAAACGGTCTTGAGGCTATCGATGTTGTGCATAACTTCGTTGGGAATCTTTTCGGAGCGTCTGCTTTCTTTTGGGGCAACGCAATCAAGTATATGTTACGGTTTCAAAAGAAAAACGGCCTTGAAGACCTGAAGAAAGCGCGCAAGAACCTTGATTGGCTGATTGAGGAGATGGAACATGAGTGAATACGCGTTATATCAAGGCGACGTGTTCATAACATTGGGAACTCTTGCGGAAATCAGTAAAGAAACAGGTATTGCTGAAAGGATGTTAAAGTATTACACTTTTGCATCCACGCAAAGAAGAAATCCAAATGGTAGAGCTGTCGTAAAGATCGAGGTGGATGATGAATGATAAATTAAATCCAAGACAAGCAAGTAGGTTTGCTTTCTTGCTAAAGCAAAAACGTAAGGAAAGGAAGCTGTCACAAGAAAAGTTAGCAGCTAAACTAGGCTATAGTCGCTACCTAATTGCTCAATGGGAGAAGGAGGAAAGTGTACCGGATATTTATAATGTAGAAGATATCTGTACTTACTTTGCTTTTCCTGCTGATATTATTCTCGGGAGTAGGGCATGAAAAAAAGCCAGCACACGGCTGACCTTCATGGTATGGTTTCGCATAACTATTATATCATGAGGAGGAGTTCGTGTGCAAATAGAGTTATTGGATATCATCGATGAAAAGAAAACCAGAAAGGAAGCTATCAAAGTACTAAAAAAATACAGTCGTCTGAGACGGATAGCTGGAGAAGAATACGCCCCCAAAATAACAATATCCTACTCACTTGAACCAAGGTCATCAAGTGGTCAGACAAGTAAGCAAGTAGAAAGCATGGTCGTGCGTAGAGTGTCAGCTCAGCAGGATTTAGAACTAATCGCTAAAGCAATCAACAATCTTTCTGATATGGAATACACACGTATCCTAATCGAACGATATTGCAGGAAGAAAAGGAGGGAAGACTACAGCATTTATTCAGAACTAGGCTACTCATCTAGTGAGTATTATCGGATATTGAACAAAGCTCTACTAGAGTTCGCGGAGTCTTATCAAGCGAGCAACCTTTTAGTTTATAAGTGATTTCTGGGAAAATCTTGGGAAAAATCTGGGAAAATCTTGGGAGAATTGGAGCGGAAAAAGGTGCTAAAATAGTATTATCCAATGATTGGGCAACGTACAGTCATGAGGACTCCTAAAAATATAGAGGCTTCAGCCTCTTAGACAGTAAGGACAGGTTAGCAGGTTGTTTGGGTCTCCGTGAAACTTTTACCAAACGTGCGTTTTACTGCTAGACCAGCTGGTTCAATTCCAGCTACTGTCATATTCAATGCCACGACCAGTGGCTTTTTATGTAGGAAAGGAGAGGTACATGAAGAAAGTAGAACCAATTCGTGATTTAGACGATATAGAACGAATCAAAGATTACTTGAAAAACAAAAGTGATAGAAACTATGTTTTATTCATGTTTGGAATCTACTCTGGTTTAAGAGTGAGCGACATAGTACCTCTTCAAGTCAAGCAAGTAATTGCTGATAGGATTGAACTAAAAGAGAAGAAGACTGGTAAGATAAGGTATTTTCCAATCAGCCCCCCTCTCAGAAAAGAAATCAATCGATACATTAAAGATAATCAGTTAGCAGAGTACGACTATCTCTTTCCAAGTAAAAAGAAAAAGAGAACAGATGGTGTTCGTATCACACACATTGGAAGAGTAGCAGTCTATCAAATACTTCAAGATGCAGCCAAATATGTAGGTTTGAATCATATAGGAACTCATTCGATGAGGAAGACATTTGGATATCATCATTACAAAAAGAATAGTAATGTAGCTATCCTACAAAAGATATTCAATCATTCCACACCAGACATCACACTAGGATATATCGGTTATAGTCAAGACGAACTTGACCAGAGTATACTATCATTTGATTACTAAATAGCCTATCTATTTTACATAATGAGAAAATGTAAATTAGTTTTTAGAAAAATATGGTAGAAGCCTTGATACTCTTGACTTTGAAGTTGTTTAATTTTATTTAACAGAATATAAGATATGTTAAATACAAGAGGGGGTGGGTGCACTAAAAACACCCCTACTTTGAAAGATACCGAGGGGTACATTTGAGAATACCAACCCCCTCCATTAAAAAGAAAGGACTCCTTCCCTAGATGAATACCAACCCCCTCCGAGCGGACCGTAGTGGACCCCATAGAGTAGCCTTTGAGAAGAATAAGAAGATTATCTTAAAGACAAGAAACACTTGTGGGATATGTGGCCAGCCTGTAGACAAAGACCTGAGATATCCTCATCCATTAAGTCCAGTCATTGACCACATCGTTCCAGTAAATAAGAACGGACATCCATCTGACATTGCTAACTTGCAGTTGGCGCATTGGCAATGCAATAGACAGAAGTCTGACAAGCTATATGCTGATGAGAAGACAAACGGAACAAAGGTCATTGGTAATAGGAACTTACCACAAAGTACAGATTGGTTTAAGTATAAGGGTTAAAAAAATAAACGTGATTAAAAAAAAAGGACGAGTGTTCCTGCCAAGGTGGGGGGATGACCCCCTCCCCCTCGGTGCTTCAGGGCTTCACACCGTCACTGTACATATTTTCTCGCGGGAAATGAAAGGTAGTTGTATAAAATGACATTGAAAGGTATGGGCTATCTCAGGAAGAAGCTAGCCAATTACAAAATGGGTGTAGACACTAGATACAATCAGTATGCTATGCAACACAATGAGATAGATGTTGGTATTACGATACCACCTCAAATCAGGCAACAATATCGGGCGGTCTTAGGTTGGGCTGCTAAGGGTGTTGACAGTCTAGCAGATCGTTTGGTCTTTCGTGAGTTTGCCAATGACGAATTTGGAGCGAATGAAATCTTTGCTCAGAACAATCCAGATGTATTCTTTGATAGCGCGATCCTTTCAGCATTGATTGGGTCGTGTTGTTTTGTCTACATCTCGCAAGGGGACGATGATGACGCTCCTCGGTTGCAGGTTATCGAGGCAAGCAATGCAACTGGTGTTCTGGATCCTATCACTGGCTTGCTGACAGAGGGCTATGCCGTTTTGAAAAGGGATGACAATGGTTATGCCGTGCTTGAGGCTTATTTTACTAGTGATGTGACTTGGTTCTATCCTAAAGATGGAAAGCCGTTTGCAATCGGAAATTCAACGGGTGTTCCTTTGTTGGTACCAGTCATTCATAGACCTGATGCGGTTCGTCCGTTTGGTCGGTCACGAATTACTCGGGCTGGGATGTACTATCAGAGATATGCTAAACGAACGCTTGAGCGTTCAGATGTGACTGCTGAGTTTTATTCATTCCCTCAAAAGTATGTGTTGGGATTGAGTCAAGACGCTGAGGCGATTGATATTTGGAAAGCAACTGTATCTAGCTTGCTGACTTTTACCAAAGATGATGAAGGGGACAAGCCGAATGTGGGGCAATTCACCACATCCAGCATGTCTCCTTTTACTGAGCAGTTACGGACTGCAGCCGCTGGTTTTGCTGGGGAGATGGGTTTGACCTTGGATGATCTTGGTTTTGTTTCTGACAATCCGTCATCTGTTGAAGCTATCAAGGCTAGTCATGAGAACTTGCGGTTAGCTGGTCGGAAGGCTCAGCGCTCTCTGGGCTCTGGTTTGCTGAATGTGGCCTATGTCGCTACTTGTTTACGAGATGAGTTTCCGTATTTGAGGAAACAGTTCAATAAAACGGTCGTGAAGTGGGAGCCTTTGTTTGAGGCAGACGCTAATATGTTGACCTTGATTGGTGATGGTGTTATCAAACTGAATCAAGCGGTGCCTGGCTATATGGATGCTGAAACCATCCGTGACTTGACTGGAATTAAAGGGTCAGACAAGCCTGCTCCAGTCGTGAAGGAGGGAACAGATGGTGGAGGATATCGTTCCGAGCCTGCTCAAGAAAATCAAGTCTGAGTTTGAAGGTGCTAGGCTAGACAGCGAGGTCTTGAAAGACTTGCTGTCTAAACTACAACATAGCAAGGCAAGTTATTTGGACGCTAATCAATATGCTATTGAAATTGGGGAGATACTTTCTAAGGCTCTGGGAGCCTCTCTAACGAACGAAACGCTACCAGACGGTAAAATGTATTACAATATCGCTCAACGTGTGCTGACGGACGTTCTGGGGCGAAATTACGAGCTTGTGAGTGATTATACTGAGCAAGTTCAGAAGAATTTGAACTCTGAGGCTAAAATTGGGTTAACTGCTCAGGTTCCTGAATTGAATCAAGACCGAATTGATGGTCTGGTTAATCGTTTAGCCAGTGAGGAAAGTTTTGATGATGTTCGTTGGCTATTAGAAGAACCTGTTGTGAATTTTACTCAATCAATAATTGATGATAGCATCCAGAAAAATGCGGAGTTTCAACATAAATCTGGATTGCAACCTGAGATTGTAAGAAAATCAGCTTATCACTGTTGTGAATGGTGTCAGGAGGTTCAAGGTACTTACAAATACCCAAGAGTTCCAAAGGATATTTATCGAAGACATCAACGTTGTAGATGCACTGTTGATTATGATCCTAAAAGTGGAAAGGTCCAAAATGTTTGGAGTAAGGCGTGGAGTAAAAGTGATAAAAGTGATAAAATAGAAGCAAGAAAGAACATCGGAATACAATCTGAAGTCAGTCAGGTTAGAAAGCTTGCTCTTCAAATAGGTATAACTTCAAACCCTATAACGAAAAGCCTTAAAAAATTAACCGAAGAAGAAATTATTCAAGCGATTAGTGGTGGAGATAAGACGAAAGGGTCTTGTTCATCCTTAGCATTTGCTTACATAGGAAATAAAGCGGGATATACAGTTCTAGATTTTAGAGGTGGAAAGAGTTGCGTTTTTTTTGGTAGTATTGATAAAATCAATATGATTGGAAGCCTTCCAGGTGTTAAGATGCATGTAGCCAAAAACACAAATGACTTCAAAGCGGTCAAAGAATTGTTGGAAAAGGCAGAAAATGGCAAAGAATACTATTTGGCAACAGGTAGACATGCTGCAATCATTAGGAAAAATGATAATCTAGTTGAATATTTGGAGCTTCAATCAAAATTTGTAAATGGGTTTAAGCCATTTGATGACACTGTTTTGAAAAAAAGATTTAAGGCTAAGAAATCTCATGCTGTAAGGGGACATAAATATGATGTAGATAGCTATCTTATTGATGCAAATTCATTAAAAGATAACCCTGAATTTCATAACATATTGAGTTTCCTTAACACAGCTGAATCTAAACAAATGAAAGGTATTACAGGACATGAAAAGTGATTACGAAGAAGTGAATTGGTCAGAGTATTGTTACAAGGAAAACGATGATGATAAAACTTGGTGGGTTGATACTTCATGGTATGCCAAAGGATTGATGCTTATCACATTTGATAGAAAGAAGTTCTATAACCTTTTTGAAGATTATCCTCAAAACATGACTTCTGAGGAGATTGAAATCTTTGATAAAGAAAATCCATTTTGGGAAGATTTCTTTTCAGATAGAAAATAATATGTTAGAGCACTCGCAAGGGTGCTTTTCTTATGCTTAGAAAGGAGTAACAATGGGAAACACGATTTATTTTTTAGAGAAAAAGTCTAGTCTGGAGCGCGGTGCTTCCGTGAAAGAAATTTTGGAGGAAAATCTTGAGGCTAGTCATGACTACACTTCGGTGTTGGTAGTTTCTTTGGATAAAGATGGTGAGATAAATCTTGGCTATAGCTGGGATAGTAGTTTGCAGGCATTGGGAATGCTAGATGTTGCTAAAAACTATATTTTAAACGTAATCAATTAAATCATCCCAGCGATAGGGTTATCATGCGGTACGATTGAAAGGAGCAGTGGATGGCTAGAAAGAAACTTGGCAATCAGAATCCTACTCAATCGGTAATTTTAAAGTACGTCAAGAAAAATTCTAAGGCGAAAGAAGCGGTAGAAATCTACGAGCGGACGGGTCTTTCTTGCTACGCTTGGCAAGTCAACTTGTTGACCTCTATCATGGCGGTTGACAAGAATGGTTTGTGGGTGCATCAAAAATTTGGCTACTCTATTCCTCGTCGTAATGGGAAGTCCGAACTCTTGTATCTTTTTGAACTTTGGGGCCTGCATAATGGACTAAACATCCTACACACGGCTCATAGAATATCCACCTCTCATTCCTCTTTTGAAAAGGTGAAACGTTACCTTGAAAAAATGGGATATGTGGACGGTGAGGACTTTAGCTCTATACGAGCCAAGGGACAAGAGCGGATTGAACTGTTTGACGGCGGTGGGATTGTACAATTTCGTACCAGAACATCCAATGGTGGTTTGGGGGAAGGTTTTGACCTTCTCGTTATCGATGAGGCTCAGGAATATACGACTGAGCAGGAATCGGCTTTGAAATATACGGTAACGGATAGTAGCAATCCAATCACAATCATGTGTGGGACACCACCTACACCTGTTTCAAATGGGACGGTATTCACAAATTACCGTAAGAATTGCCTATTTGGGAAAGGAAAATACTCAGGTTGGGCAGAATGGTCGGTTTCTGAGGAAAAAGAAATCGATGATGTCGATGCCTGGTATAATTCCAATCCCTCTATGGGTTACCATTTGAATGAGCGGAAGATAGAAGCTGAGCTTGGTGATGATAAGCTAGACCATAATGTTCAGCGTTTGGGTTATTGGCCTGAATACAACCAGAAATCTGCTATTTCGGAAACGGAATGGAATGAGTTGTGTGTTGACTCTATGCCTGATTTATCAGGTAAGTTGTTTGTCGGAGTCAAATATGGTCAAGATGGCGCAAACGTGGCATTAAGTATTGCTGTTCGTACTGTAGATGAACGGATTTTCGTTGAGACAATTGACTGTCAGTCAGTCCGTAACGGGAATGACTGGATCTTGGATTTTGTCAAGCGTGCCGATGTGGCTACTATCGTAGTCGATGGAGCAAGTGGTCAGAAAATCCTTGATGAAGAGTTGAAGAAGGAACGCATGAAGAGCGTGATATTGCCTACGGTCAAGGAAATCATCGTGGCTAACTCGATGTGGGAACAGGGGATTTATCAAAAGACCTTGTGCCATGCTGGTCAACCGTCTTTGAAGAAAATTACAACCAACTGTGAGAAGCGGAACATCGGTTCAAACGGTGGGTTTGGCTATCGCTCGCATTTTGCGGATATGGATATTTCTTTGATGGATAGCGCCTTGCTTGCGCATTGGGCTTGTATGACAACTAAGCCTAAGAAAAAGCAAAAAATCAGTTATTAAGAGGAGCGGTTGAGAGACTGCTTTTTTTGATGCCTAAAAATTACCGAACTGCCGGGAAAGCAGGAGAAAGGAGACATGAAGATGTCTGAATTTAAAACGATTGAAACACAGGAAGAGCTCGATAACATCGTGAAGGAACGTATCAGACGTGAGCGTGAAAAATTCAGTGATTATGATGAACTCAAGAAACGTGTTTCAGAACTAGAATCTGAAAACAGTGCTTTGAAGTCTACTGTTGAAGATGACAAGCAAACTAGAGCAGGATTAGATGCTCAAATCACTGAATTGCAGGGGCAAGTGAGCAATTATGAAACTGCTAACTTGCGGACTCGTATCGCTTTACAAAATGGCTTGCCTTATGACTTAGCTGACCGTCTTCAAGGTGTTGACGAAGAGGCATTGAGGGCTGACGCTGAGCGTCTAGCTGGCTTTATGCGTCCAGCTACACCTCAAGCACCGCTAAGAGATACGGAGCCTGCTATCGGTGATGACAAAACGATGCAAATGAAGCAGATGCTTCGTGAATTACAACCAAAAGGAGAATAGAAATTATGGCAGATAATGCAATGAAAACTGGAACACTTTTTAAACCAGAAGTAGTAAAGCAATTGATTAGTAAGGTGCAGGGGAAATCTGTACTGGCTAAATTGTCAGCACAAACCCCAATTCCATTCAATGGAGTGGAGCAATTTATCTTCAACCTTGAAGGAAATGCTCAAATCGTTGGTGAGGGCGAACAAAAATTTGGAAATAAAGCGAAATTGACTTCAAAAGTTATCAAACCGCTTAAATTTGTTTATCAGGCTCGTATCACAGATGAGTTCAAATATGCTTCAGAAGAAAAACAAATGAACTTCTTGTCAGCATATATGGACGGATTCGCTAAGAAGATTGCAGAAGCCTTTGACCTTGCTGCTCTTCATGGTTTGGAACCAAAATCCATGACAGATGCAACTTTCCGTGCAACCAACTCATTTGATGGTGTGATTAGTGGAAGTGTCGTGACGTATGATGAAACTAAAATCGATGAAAATATTGAAGATGCAGTACAACAAGTTATTGCCCGTGGTTGCGAGGTAACAGGTATTGCCTTGTCGCCAACAGCAGGTCACGCATTAGGTAAACTAAAAGACGCTGATAAACGTGCCGTTTATCCTGAGTTCCGCTTTGGTCAAAATCCTGATTCATTCTACGGCATGAAATCAGATATCAACAAGAACCTTACTGTCACTGGTGGTACTGCTGAAACAGACCACGCTATTGTAGGGGATTTCCAAAACCGCTTCAAGTGGGGTTATGCTGAAAATATTCCAATGGAAATCATTGAATACGGTGATCCAGACGGTGCTGGTCGTGACCTTAAAGCCTACAATGAAATCTGTTTGCGTGCGGAAGCCTTTATTGGCTGGGGTATCCTTGATGAAGATGCCTTTGCGCGTGTGAAAGCGTAAGTTTTATGGCTTTATACCGTGATACAAAAACGGGCGTGATTATCTCTGCTGAGAGCATTCTTGGCGGAGATTGGGTGCCTGTGGAAGATACGGCACCAAGCGGAGCGGATTTGACCGTAGCGGAATTGAAGTCTAGTTTGGATGAATTAGGCATTGATTACGATAAGAGTTCAAAAAAATCCGATTTGGTAGCCTTGTACGAGGAAAACAAGGGTTAAGCTATGGGAAATTTTGCAAAGATTGAAGACTTGGAATTGTTGTGGCGCTCGTTGAAATTTGATGAGCGTGCAAGAGCTGAGGCTCTGTTGGAAGTTGTATCTAATTCTTTGCGAGTGGAGGCTGAAAAAGTCGGTAAAGACCTTGATGATATGGTAGCTGAGAGCGTGTCATTCGCTAGTGTTGCTAAGTCTGTCACGGTTGATATCGTAGCACGAACCCTCATGACCTCAACAGACCATGAACCGATGACTCAGGTTTCTGAAAGTGCCTTGGGTTATTCGTTTAGTGGTTCTTACCTTGTGCCTGGAGGGGGTCTCTTTATCAAAGATACCGAACTTAAAAGGCTTGGTTTGAAGAAAAAACAACGATATGGAGCGATTGAGATTTATGACCTACCTAAAAGGAATCCCTGTCATTTTAGTGGACAAGGTGGAAATTGGTAATGACGATTTCGGTCATCCAATTCATCGTGATGTTGAGATTGAGGTTCAAAATGTATTGGTTGCCCCAACTTCATCAGAGGACGTCATCAATCAAATGAACTTGACTGGGAAGAAGGCGGAATATACACTCGGTATTCCTAAAGGGGATACTAATAAGTGGGAGAACCGTGAGGTCAAGTTTTTTGGTCGTAAATGGCGGACGATTGGCATCCCTCAAGAGGGGATTGAGTCAATGATTCCATTATCTTGGAATAGAAAGGTCATGGTTGAAGTTTATGAGTAATATGAAATTTCAATTGAACTCGGCTGGGGTGTCTGCCTTGCTACGTTCTTCCGAAATGCAGGGTATTTTGAGGGAGAAAGGGCAAGGGATTGCTGAAAGAGCTGGTGAGGGGTTTGAATTGACTGTATCGCCAGGGCAAAAGCGTGCCAATGCAAAGATTAGTACGACTGATATCAAGAGCATGGCTAGAAATAAAAAACATAATATTTTACTGAAGGCTATGAGATGATCGAATTAGTTATAAAGAAATTTTTGGACGGACAGTTAGATGTACCGTCTTTTTTTGAACATAAACCGAATATGCCTGAGAGTTATGTCATTTTAGAAAAGACTGGAAGTGGTGGAAGCGACTACGTTCATTCCGCTACATTCGCTTTTCAAAGTTATGCACCATCACTTCAAAAGGCTGCTGAGCTGAATGAGAAAGTCAAGAAAGTAGTTGAGGATCTCATCACGGTCAACGAAGTCAGCGGTGTGCATCACAATAGTGACTACAACTTTACAGACACGGAAACGAAGCAATATCGCTATCAAGCGGTATATGACATTAATTATTTTTAAAAAGGAGGTGTAGTTTTGACGACAGAAGCAAGAAGACAAAATACAGAATCAACAGGAGGAAAGAATATGACGACTGCATCAGCATCAAATGTAACGGCTGCTAAGCCGAAAATTGGAGGGGCAGTTTCTACTGCTCCAGCTGGAACAACTCTTCCAACGAATGCCAAAACAGATTTGGATGCAGCATTTGAAACGCTAGGGTACATTTCAGATGATGGATTGACCAATGCGAACTCGCCAGAAAGCAAAGCAATCAAAGCGTGGGGTGGACAAACAGTCTTGTCTTCTCAAACTGAAAAGAAAGATACCTTCAAATACAAATTAATTGAAGGTCTGAACATTGAAGTCTTGAAAGAAGTCTATGGACCAGATAACGTCTCAGGAACGCTTGAAACAGGTATCACTGTAAAAGCCAACGGTAAAGAGTTGCCAGAACATTGCTTGGTTATTGATACTTTGCTGAAAAATGGCTATGTGAAACGCGTTGTCATTCCTCGTGGTAAGGTTAGCGAAATTGGCGAAATCAGCTATAAAGACGGCGAACCTATCGGCTATGAATTGACGATCACTGCATTACCAGACAACAGTGAAAACACTCACTACGAATACATTCAAGGAGCGTAAAATAAATGGAAGCAATCTTAAAAGGAAAAACAGAGTCAGGGTTTGAGTACAAAATCCCTAAAAAACGATTGAGAAACTTTTATCTCATGCGCGAAGCGTCCAAAATGGAGAAGGGGGATTTTGAAGCTGCTGAAAAATTGCTGAATCTTCTCTTTGGTAAAAAACAAGCGGAAGAGTTTTTATCTCATTTAGATGATGGAGACGACTTCATCGATACTGAGGTACTGTTCGCAGATATCAAGAGTATCTTTGAGTCCAACAAAGACCTAAAAAAATCTTAGTCCTTGCTCAGATGATTGCCTTAGACGAGGATGCTCTTATCTGTGATTTAGCGGAAACCTACCAAATATACGACTATAAACAGCTACCTTTAAATCAGGTGGCTGTTTTTGCGTATGGGTTGCGTGATGATTCGCGGATAAAGCAGATGATGTCTGACCAAATCGTCCCTCTTGAAACGACGTTACTTGCAAGTATCGTAGACAGACTGTCTCTTTCTTTGTGGTTGAAAACAAAAGATGGGCAAAAGGGTGTTAATCGTCCTGCATCAATTGCTGAATTACTTACAAAGAATAACAAAGAAGAGGGAGATAAAAGGGATTATCTCGTCTTTGAATCTGGTGAGGACTTTGAAAACTATCGCAAGGCTTTGCTTGCAAAAACAGGAGGTGAGGATTAGTGGCGACCGAATTAGGAAAAGCCTATGTACAAATCATTCCATCTGCTAAAGGCATTAGTGGCATGATTCAAAAGGAAATGGGTGGTGAAGTTGCCTCAGCTGGCGTTAGCGCAGGCGAATCCCTCGGATCTAAAATGATGGGGGCTGTTTCAGGAGTTATTGCTGCAGCTGGAATTGGTAAAGCAATCGGAGCATCGATAAACGAAGGGGCAGCACTTCAACAATCTCTTGGAGGGGTTGAAACCTTATTTAAAGACTCAGCTGATAAGGTCAAAGGATTTGCGAACGAGGCTTACAAGACAACAGGTCTCTCAGCCAATGCCTATATGGAAAATGTTACAGGTTTCTCAGCAAGCTTGCTACAATCTCTTGGTGGAGATACAGATAAAGCAGCAGAAACAGCTAACATGGCCATGATTGATATGTCGGATAATGCCAATAAGATGGGGACATCTATGGAAAGTATTCAACTGGCTTATCAAGGTTTTGCCAAGCAAAATTATACGATGCTAGACAACCTTAAATTGGGTTATGGTGGTACGAAGCAAGAAATGCAACGACTTTTGGCGGATGCTGAAAAATTGACAGGTGTTAAATATGACATCAATAATCTATCAGACGTTTATAGCGCCATTCACACTATACAAGAGAATTTGGACATCACTGGTACGACAGCTAGAGAGGCAGCAACTACATTTACAGGTTCATTTGAATCGATGAAATCAGCTGCTCAGAATGTGCTTGGAAAGTTGTCTTTAGGTGAAGATATTCAACCTGCACTACAAGCTTTGATGGAAACGACATCAACATTTCTTTTCGGAAACCTAATTCCAATGATTGGAAATATTCTGAAACAAATTCCTATCCTTATTTTGGGAGGGATAAAGGGTGTTTTCAGTGGAATCTTTGGTGAAGGTCTAGGAAGTATCATGGGTAGTATCGTTACCGCTCTTGGTTCTGCATTTTTAGCGTTTAAAGCATTTTCGACAGTCTCGGGATTGCTATCTGGAATACCTGCTGTCTTAACGACAATTAAAACAGCAGTCACGGGTCTATTTACTGTAATGAGTGCCAATCCTATTGGAATTGCCATCGCAGCGATTGCAGGACTAACTGCAGGTTTGGTTTATTTCTTCACTCAAACTGAAACAGGTAGACAAATCTGGTCATCTTTTGTAGCTTGGATCAAACAGGCTTGGCAGGGGATTGCTGATTTCTTTGTAAACCTTTGGTCTGGCATCTCTGAAGGTGCTAGCACATTGTGGGATGGAGTTGTTACAGCCTGGAATGCTGTTGTAACATTCTTTTCTGACTTGTGGGTAAGGATTCAAGAAGCTGCATCTGTGGCATGGACAGCTATCACAACAGCAGTGATGGCTATTGTTCAACCGTTCATTGATGGATTCATGAATATTTGGAACAATATTTCAGATGGTCTTACCCAAATTTGGGAAGGGATTAAGATGATTTTCCAAGGCGTTTGGGAATTCATCAAGTCTATTTTCTTGGGTGCTATTCTCATCATCATCAACCTTGTGATAGGGAACTTTAACCAGCTGGGGGCTGATCTTTCTCTAATCTGGAAAGGGATTAAAAATAGTATCTCTATGATTTGGGAAGGGATTAAAACATACTTCTCTGGAGTCGTGGATGTTATCGTAGGTTATGGTATTGCTATTTTTGAAAACTTTTCTACCACTCTTAGTACAATTTGGAAAGGGTTGTCTGCTGCAGGTAAAGCTATCTTTGATAGTTTTGCTCAGATATTATCTAACATCTGGAATACAATCAAATCTGTAGCAAGCAGTGCTTGGGAAGGGTTGAAATCAACCGTCTTAGGTCTGATTGACGGACTTGTCCAAGGAGCTAAAAATGCATGGGAAAGCATGAAACAAGGTGTTCGTGACCTTGTAAGTAATGTTACGAGTATCTTTGATGGCATTCGAAACATTGACCTATGGTCAGCAGGTAAGGCTATCCTTGATGGATTCCTAGGCGGTTTGAAGTCTGCTTGGGGAGCAGTAACTGACTTCGTTGGTGGTATTGCTAGCTGGATTCGTGACCACAAAGGTCCGATTGAGTATGACCGCAAGCTCTTGATTCCTGCTGGTAATGCGATTATGCAAGGTTTGGATAGAGGGTTGCAGGACCGTTTCAAAGATGTTAAGAAATCTGTCAGTGGAATGGCTGGCGAAATTTCAAACGCATTTTCAAACGATGATTTTGGCTTGAGTGGAACACCGACTATTGCCAAAAATATTGAAGCAAGTTTGGCCATGCCAAGCGCTCAAATCGAGGCGAAAGACAGTCAAACCGTGTCTGAGATAGCGATTCTGAGAGCAAGTATGGAGAAAATCCTTACTGCTATCCTTGAAAAGCCGTCAGATACTTACCTAGACGCTGATAAAATTTCAATGAGCGTCTACCAACGTCAAGGTGCGATTTATGCTAGGGAGGGAATGTAATGTTTTATATGATTATCAATGGGTTTAATACATCAACTATCCCTCACTGCGTGGTGACGGATTTTGGTCAGGTGGAGGCAGCTAAACCTAGGGTGGTTGAAGATGCTAACCTCTACGGAGCCAACGGAAGTTATCGAGTGCTGGATGGTGGCTATGAGAGTTATGAACGGACTTTTTCGTTCTATATTCCTAAGTTACTGGATGTTTCTACTATCGTGGAGAAATTTCAGCCTAAGGACAATGTGCTAGAGTTTAGCTACCAGTTGGGGTCTGTATTTTATGCGGATTTTATTGGTGCAACCTATAGCCCTCATGGGATGCATGCCTGGAAACTAGAAATCAAGTTGAACATGCAACCGTTCCGTTATCAGAAAAATGTTGCTCCTCTTATCTTTACCGCAAGTGGAAATATCAACAATCCAGGCTCTGTCTATAGCGAGCCTGTGATTGAGATTGAGGGAGACGGTGATATTTCTTTGACTATCGGAAGGACAACTATGCACTTGACCGTTAGACGAAAAGTGACCATTGATTGTAGGCATAAGAAACAGAATATCTATAATGCAGATGGCGCGGTTCAAAATACTTTACGTAAACGTGGAGGCTTCTTTGAGTTGGCAGTTGGTAATAACAGTCTGGTCTTTACTGGTTCGGTTCGCAAGGTCACGGTTCGGCCGAATTGGAGGTATATCTTATGATTTATCTTACTGAAGGCAATACACCTTTAAATGAGGCCTACAATGATGAAATTGTCCATTTGGGGAACAATACCTATCAACTGACCTTTCGTTTTCCTACATCGGATCCCAAGTGGGAATTACTGAAAGAGGAAACTTTTCTGACTGCAGATGACCTGCATGGTGAGCAGGATTTTTATATTTTTGAGGTTGAAAAGCAACAAGGATATATTCAAGTCTATGCCAATCAGGTTATCAGCCTGTTAAATAACTACATCGTCAGCTCTATCGAGGTTGACCGTGTCAGTGGGACAAGGGTGTTGAGTGCTTTTGCTGGTAGTATTACCAGAGCCAATCCTTTTTCTTTCTTCTCTGATATTGATGATAGGCATACGCTCAATATCAAGGATAAGAATGCCATGGAGGTCTTGGCCAAAGGCAAGCATTCTATCCTTGGTCAGTGGGGCGGAGATATGGTGCGAAACGGCTACAATTTACGCTTGTTGAAGAATGGCGGTTCTGAAAATGAATCGCTTTTTATGTACAAGAAAAACTTGTCCAGCTACCAGCATAAGACCTCAACGAAGTCTTTAAAAACTCGGATAACCTTTAAAACGACTGTTAAGGGCGAGGGAGAAAATGCGGTTGACCATGATTATATGGTGGTGATTGACAGCCCCTTACTTGGGAACTACAGCCAAATCTACGAAGATGTGGTGGAAGTCAATGACCAAGACGTGACAGATGAGGCTAGCTTGATTGAATACGGTAAGCAGTATTTTCGGACAAGTATGTGCGACATGCTAGAAGATAACCTTGAAATCTCGGTTGTCGGTCAGAGTGATGTTGCGGTGCAGATGTTTGATGTGGTCAGTTTCTACCATGAGTGGTACGGTCTTGATGTTCGTAAGAAAATCACCAAATATACCTATTCGCCAATGGCAAAACTCCTAAAATCAATAGGTTTTGGAACCTTCCAGTCCAGTCTTGCAAATGCGATCGGTGGGATTGTAAATGATGCCGTTTTGAATGAAAGCCGAAATCTGCATCAGATTTTTGAAGAACGTTTGAAAAAGGAAATCGCCAACGCTGACCGTGCCTTTGACGCTGAATTTTCCAAGCGTGAGAAAACCATCACGGATGCCATCGAACTTGCCAAGGCCAAAGCGGAAGAAGTCAAGCAAGAACTGTCTGACACTATCAATCAGCGCTTTAATAGCTTTGACAACGGGCCATTGAAAGAAGCTAAGCGCAAGGCTGAGGAAGCTTTGCGAAATGCTGGCGCAAGTAGTTCTCTTGCTCAGGAATCCAAGCGGATTGGGCTGGATTCTGTTGCTAGACTTGAAGCGTTTAAGTCGCAGACTACGAGCGCACAAACGGCTCTGTCGGGTGACTTGGACGCTCTGAAACGGACTATCGCGAATGATATTCGACCGAAGCAAGCACAGGCTGAAACTGAGATTGCCAAGCAAGTTGAAGCACTTAGCCGGACTAAAAATGAACTGGCTGGCGTGAAGTCAGCGCAAGCGACGTATGAGGAGACGACGACTCGTAGACTGTCAGAACTGACCAACTTGGCCAATGGTAAAGCCAGCAAGTCAGAACTCACGCAGACAGCTGAGGAGCTGGCTAGTCGGATAGCGAGTGTGCAGGCAGGTAGTTCACGGAATTACTTCAGGAATTCACGTTCAAGAACGTTCACAACAGGAGGTCAAGCGGTATACGACTATCGAACATTCATAGTTCCTGATTTCTGGAAGAACAGTGACAGGTTCAAGCGTGATTATGTTCGCATATCTTTTGATGTGACTTTCCCTGTCGCCCTAGTAAATGACATGCCTGCTATGGTGCATTTTAGTGCTCATCCATGGTATGCCTACAGAAACTTAATTTTTAAAGGTGGCACTGTCGAACGCCAACATTTTGAGTTTACGATTGACTTGTCTAGTTCTTCTGAGGACTATCAGACTAATAATGTGTTCATTCGTTTTGGTACTAATTATGGATTTCCTGCTGGTCTGCAGGTCGTCATTGAGAACGCTATGTTATCGGTTGGTAATTATTTTCCAGCCTATCAACCAGCGTATGAAGACCAAGAAGACCGTGTCTCAGTAGTCGAATCCAACTTTAAGCAGCGTGCTGATTCACTCGACGCTGGTGTAAGCCGTCTGACTGAAGGGCTTAGAACTAAAGCCGATATCAGCTCACTCAATGTGACTGCTGAAAATATCCGGCAATCTGTGAAGAGCCTTGAGACAGACACGCAGAACAAGCTAAATCAGAAGTTGAGTCAGGCTGAATTTGAGGTGCGAGCCGGCTCTATCCGTCAGGAAATCCTGAACGCAACCAAGGATAAAGCCAACAAGTCAGAACTCACGCAGACAGCTGAGGAGCTGGCTAGTAAGATAGCGAGTGTGCAGGCATCCGGTCGAAATCTATTCTTGAACTCACTATTCAAGCAGGATATTCCAAAAACAGGAATTTGGACAACGAGTACATATACGGCTACTATCGATAGCGAAAGTAAGTATCTTGGACACAAGGCTCTTAAAATTATAGGTCTGAATCCATCTGGCCGTGATGGAGGTAATCCCAAGGTTACTTATCCAGCTCTGGGTCAATTCGGGAAAGTAATTCCCGGAAGTACGACTAATCAAGATGTAACCATTAGTTTTTATGCTAAGGCAAATAAAAATGGAATAATGCTGAGATCTCGATTAGGGAATATCGGATATAAAACTGGAAATGTGACATTGTCGACAGAAATTAAGCGATATGTTGTCCATATTCCAAAAGGTTGGACAAACGAATCCAAGCAGACCACAAATGAATGGTTGTTCAATTTCAACCAGGAAGGAACCGTTTGGATTTGGATGCCGAAGTTTGAAATAAGCGATGTAGATACTTCTTATTCAGAAGCTCCTGAAGATATAGAAGGTCAGATTTCAACAGTTGAATCGACCTTTAAACAACGAGCCAACTCGCTCGAAGCTGGTGTGAGAAGCTTGACTGAAGGCCTTAGAACCAAAGTGGATATCAGCTCACTCAATGTGACTGCTGAAAATATCCGGCAATCTGTGAAGAGTCTTGAGACAGACACGCAGAACAAGCTAAATCAGAAGTTGAGTCAGGCTGAATTTGAGGTGCGAGCCGGCTCTATCCGTCAGGAAATCCTGAACGCAACCAAGGATAAAGCCAACAAGTCAGAACTCACGCAGA